GGATGACGCGGTACGCAAGGTGTTCCATGCGATAGGAGCAAGGCATCTGCTGCGTATCGACACCCGTATCGTGAACCACATGCCGTACATCATCGACGTGAACATGATCCCAGGCTTGGCTCCGGATGGCTATCTGAGCAAGTGCATGGAGGTCAACGGCATCGGCTACCGCAACGCCATACGGATGATGGTGGACACGGCAAGTTAAGCACTAACGAAAGGAGTTACTATGGCAACGAAGAAACCCACACCGAAGAAAGAAGCGAAGCCAAAGGCAAAGCCGGCACCCAAGCCGAAGCCAAAGGCGAAGACTCCGAAGGTCAAGAAAGAGACCCGCGAGGAGAAGATCGCTCGGGAAACGCAAGAGAAGAAAGTGCAGGTGCTCAAGATATTCGAGAAGAAATTGGCGAACGTATCTCAGACCTGCGAGGCGGCTAATATCGGTCGCCGTACGTTCTATTACTGGCGTGAGAATGATAAGGATTTCGACGATGCTTGCAAGGATATCGAGGATGCGCTGATCGACTTTACGGAATCGAAACTGATAGAGAAGATTAACGACAGCGACCTGACCGCCATCATCTTTTATTTGAAGACGAAAGGCAAAGACCGTGGCTACGTAGAGCGCAGCGAGCAGAACGTAACGATGAATCCGTTTATCGAGGCGATGCAGGACCTGCCTGACCCGCCGCAATCATAATATGACGAATGACCCCACAGGAGAAGTTACGAGGATGGATGAAGGTTTGGCGAAAGGACTGGTGCCTATTTGCCGAAATGGTGTTGCACGCCAATCTGGATGACGAACAGAAGGCGGTGCTGCGCTCCGTGCAGTTCAATCCTCGTACGGCTGTGGCTTCGGGAACATCTCGCGGTAAGGACTATGTGGCTGCGGCTGCATCGCTCTGCTTTCTCTACCTAACACCCACTTTCGACGAGAAGGGTAATTTGGTTGGTAACACGAAGGTAGCGCTTACGGCTCCGACCGGTCGTCAGGTGGAGAATATCATGGTGCCGGAGTTCACCCGTATGTTCAAGGCGGCAAAGATACTCCCTGGTCGTTTGGTGGCTAACGACATCCGAACGGAGAATGAAGAATGGTTCCTGACAGGCTTCAAAGCAAGCGATAACGAGACGGAGGCTTGGTCCGGATTCCACGCGGTTAATACGATGTTCGTAGTCACAGAGGCATCGGGTATTTCGGAACAGACCTTCAAAGCCATCGAGGGTAACCTGCAGGGCAACTCGCGGCTGCTGATTGTGTTCAACCCGAACATCACCACCGGCTATGCAGCGCAGGCAATGAAGTCCGAGCGTTTTGCCAAGTTCCGGTTGAACTCGCTCAACGCTGCCAACGTGGTCGCCAAGAAAATCATCTACCCCGGTCAGGTCGATTACGAGTGGGTGAAGGATAAGGTAGAGCATTGGTGTACGCCGATCCGCATGACCGACATAAACGACGGAGAAGGCGATTTTGAGTGGGAAGGGCAATGGTACCGGCCGGACGATGACTTCCGCATCAAGGTACTCGGCTTATTCCCGAAAGTCAGCAAGGATATGCTTATTCCGCAGGAGTGGGTCGAACTGGCTATCGAGCGTTGGAAGAAGCTTACGTCTGATCCGAACTACGAGCACATGAAGATGTGCCGTCTCGGTGCCGATATAGCAGGTATGGGTCGCGACAGCAGCATCCTTTGCCCCAGATACGGCAATTTTGTCGATAAGTTGGAAGCGCATCAGTCCGCAGGCAAAGCCGACCACATGCACGTAGCAGGGATGATAGGCAACCACCTGAAATATCCGAAATCGAAAGCGTTCATTGATACTATCGGAGAGGGTGCCGGAGTGTATTCGGCGCTGCTGCAAGAAGGCTACCGCAATGCCTATTCGTGCAAGTTCTCGGAGAGTGCCAAAGGTCTCTCGGACCTCACGGAGCAGCGTACGTTCGCCAACCTCAAGGCATATCTGTACTGGGCGGTGCGTGACTGGCTTGACCCTGCCAACGGCTTCGAGCCTGCCCTGCCGCCGGATGATCTGCTGCTGCAGGAGGCAACGGAAATCAAGTGGCACTACACGTCGGGCGGTGATATCGCCATTGAGAAGAAAGAGGACACCGCCAAGCGTCTCGGTCGTTCGCCGGATAGGTTTGATGCGTTGGCTAACACCTTCTGCCCGAATGACGAGTCGATACCGTTGGAGGACTTGGAAGCGTTCATTGGAAGACGGTAGGGGCGTTATTATAATGACGCATGGTACGTTACTATAATGACGCATGGTACGTTACTCTAATAACGCATGGTACGTTACTCTAATGACGCTTCCAACTTGACAAATTTCATGCCAAAACTGAAACAATATAGTAGCAAAATATAATTTGGCAAGGATGCATTGCAAAATGCAAATAATCAGCGTTTTATGCCCGAAAAATTTGGTCATATCGTAAAATTTTTGTACCTTTACATAAAATTAAGAAAACCATTAAAACATTAAGAGTTATGGAAAAAGAGAAGTATGAAAGCCTGGTTTCGCGCATCCTGAAACTCCAGAAGCTCGCAGAGCAAGGAGAAGGTGGCGAGGCGCAGAACGCTCGGATGGCAATCGAAGCCATCGTCAATCGTTACGGTCTGTCACTCGACGAGATTCTGAACGACAATCAAGAGAAGATGTACAAGTGGACTGTCAAGACAGCCAGAGAGAAGCAGCTGTGGCGGCAATGCCTCGGTGTGGTGCTTAATACGTGGCAACCGCCCTACTATTATGAGAAGGGCAACAGTTACACGCTCCTCGCCAAACTGACAAAACTGCAATACGCAGAGATGTCGGACATGTACGCTTTCCACAAGGCGAACATGGAACGTGAGTACAAGGAGATGATCGAGAACTTCACGAACGCCTATTTCGGCAAGCACTCCATTTATCCGGCTTCGGATGTCGAGAACCACACGGACAATGTGGATGTCGAGAGATTGAAGAAGATTTGGAAGATGCAGCAGATGATGGATGACAAACAATATCGCAAATCAATAACCGCATAGGACGATGGAAGCGCATGAGATTTACCGCAAGGCAATAGAGACCTACGGCGTAGAACCGCAAACAAAGATGGCTATCGAGGAGATGGCTGAATTGACAAACGCTCTGATGAAGTTCGCCCGTGGTCGTGTCACCGTGGACGATATAGTCGAGGAGATAGCAGATGTGTCCGTCATGATGCAGCAGCTATCCATCATCTTCGGACAGAAAGCCGTTCAACTGCAAATAGACTATAAAACGCAACGCCTCGCAAAAAGGCTCAATAAAGAAGAATAATCATGGACGAGAAACGTAGAAAGGAGTTACTGAAACTCGCGCTTGATCTGCAAGCGAAATTCAATGCAATGACTACAGACGAAGTAGTCGCAGTATTAAGTAAGGCACTCGGTGACAACAGTCCGCATGTCGAGGCACCGTACCGCATGATCTGGCAAGTAGCCGATGCGGTCAACGCAGAAAAGGTGGTCATCCGAGAGAAGAAGAAACAGCCCGGCAAGATAGAGATTCAGTTCTGCGCTTGCAAGGGCGGTGCGCTGAACCTTATCCATCCCAAAGAAGTAAAGGAGGAACTGGCATGAAATACGTAGTCATCGGAGTCGTGATACTCGCAGCAGTATTCGCGTCATTGAACAAACCTGCCATCGACAACAAAGAGGACATCGAAGCAGCCAAAAGACGCTACGAGGAGCGTTGCCGACAACTCCTGCTCGAACAGGAAGAGCGTGACATCAACTTGGATAAGGAGGAATAAGTATGAGTGTAATCATCAATAAGAATGGCCGTACAATCGTAGTGAACGGCAAAGCAAACGTAGGAACTACAATTATCAGCGGTGGCACTGTGACTATCGACGGAGGCAAAATAACCGTTGACGGCAAGCCGTTGAGTGAACTCGACGTAGAGGACGAGAAAGTGATAAACATCACAATCCAAGGTGACATAGAACGTCTGGAGGTTGACTACTGCCAGAAGATTGAGGTCACAGGTAACGTAAAGCGCGTCAAAGCTAACAATGGTGATGTGAGTATAGGTGGCGACGTTCAAGGAGATGTGCATGCGAACATGGGCACTATCACTTGCGGAAACGTAGAGGGCGACTGCCACGCTAACATGGGTAACATATATAAGAGATAAGAGTATGCACCCGATATGGTTTATAGTGATAGGGCTGGCCGGCATAGCAACGTACATCATCGTCATGCACTTCATCGTGATGGGCATCTGGAACCTCTGCCGGTGGATCAAGAACCGACTGAACCCCGAACCCGCTAAAGAAAGGAGAGCACGATGAGCTGCGCATTTTGTCAACACTATTATGACTGCGAGATGTCGAAACTCCGCTTCGGCTTCTGCGGTCCCCTGATATCATATCTACAACCCAAATCAAAGAAGGAGGAAGAAGTATGAAC